AACTGGCAATGGAGTTGGATACCAAGAGATAACAATATTTTAGGAGGTGATATATTGGCTATAGATAAAAGTTATTACACTATAATTACAGATGTAGGAAAAGCAAAGATAGCAAATGCAAGTTCACAGGTAATAAAGTGGGATTTGTAAAAATTCAACTTGGTGATGGAGGAGGGAGTGAATATACTCCAACTGAGAGTCAGACAGCTCTCAAAAATGTGGTATGGGAAGGCAATATCGGAAATACAACCACAGATGAAACTGCACCAAATTGTATAATATTAGAGAGTTTAATACCATCAAGTGTAGGCGGGTTTATGATAAGAGAAATAGGATATTTAGATGATGAAAATAATTTAATTGCCATTTCTAAATACAAAGAGTGTTATAAACCTTCTATAGAACAAGGTGCAGTGGTAGACATGAAGGTTAAAACTGTGCTTATTGTATCTAATGTAAATAATATAGAACTTAAAATTGACCCAACAATAATCTTTGCAACACTCAAAGATATACAGGACTTAGAAACTAAAATAGGTACTGTTAATACTAAAATTGATACAACTAAAACAGAGTTAAACAGCAAAGTAGGAGACACAACACTACTTACTACAACAGATAAAACAAATATAGTTAATGCATTAAATGAGGTAAAAAAAACTAGTGTAGATAGTATAGAAACAACAGCAGAGAAAACAAGTTATAATAATGCAACAAGTAAACTTAATGCTACAAATGTTCAAGGGGCGATTGATGAAATAGTAGCAGAGGTAAGAGGTAATAGAAGTAGTATTATATCTAGTATAAATGATAATTTGATACCAATGTAGAAAGGATGTGATTAAATGCCTCCAGCGGAGACGTTCATATGTAATAGAATTGTTAAAAAAAGAAGAGGTTATTATTCAGAACGAGATGTTTTTCTTTCACCTTGTCCTTATGTTTATGGAGAAGGCGGTATGTATGAGTCAACTTACTATGGTGAGTTTGATTTAAGTAATTCTAAATATATAACAGTTCCTACAAGTACCAAATATGAAAAAACTGCAACTCGTGTTTATTTTATATCTGGTGGAAATATGATAACTAGTAGTAGTGGAATGAAACAAGCTATTACTCTTGAACTTATACCAGACCCTAATATTATTATAAATGATGATTTAGGTGTTATTAGTGATTCTTGTAATATAAATTATAGGATTCCAGACAGTAATACAAGTGTAAAATTTGATGTAACTGAAAAATTAAATGGTGTTGTAATATCTAAAAAAAACTATGCTCTTGATGGCAATTATACTTTAAATCTTACAGATGAACATTTATCAACTTTAAGTTTTAACTCTACAAATAATATAACTATAGAACTTAGTACTTATCAAGGGGGTAAGTTTTTAGAAAAAACGGTTACATTTACAAAAGGTAATACTAAACCAAAATTAAATATAACTTCTTATAATTCAACTACTGCAATCTTTACAGCAATAGACATAGATAATAACTTGTCTAAAATAGAGTGGTTCATTGATGATGTATTAAAAGAAACAATAACAACAGATTTGTATTTAGAGAAAACAATCAACTATGAACTTACAGACAATGCAATACACACATTAAAAATAGTTGCTACAGATGCAGAAAATGCAACTGTTGAGAAGGTTTTAAGTATAAGCAAAGAGATAATGCCACTTCAAGAAGATGCTAGTTTAAGTGATATATCAACTAAGTTAGCAGAGATTGGAGAAGAGTTTAGAAATGGTAAAACAAGTATTATAAATACTTTAGCATAAAGAATATAGAAGCAAGTTTGAATAACACACTTGTTGAGTTATCAGAGAAAATAAAAACAAGTTTTGATAGTTCAGACGCTAGTGTGCAGGATTTGCAAAATAGAATAACAGAATTGAATAATCAGCTTAGTCAAAGAAAAAAATGGGCTACAGGTAGATATACATTTACAGATTTAGATATTTCAAATTTTACCTTAAACTCTGAATCAATTGTTCAGACGAAATCAATTATAACAGATTTAAGTTTCACACCAAGTATAATAATAATTGATTCTATACAAATGAAAAGTGGAACTGATAGAGTTTATTTTCGATCTATAACAAATTTAGATATTACTATTGGTGCAAAATATACAAATTCATCCCTTCCAGTAGGAGGAAGTGGATATATTTATATACAAAAACCTACACCTAGTAATAATTTTTTATTAATTTTAACCAGATTAGATGGTCAGGGAAGAGAAATAAGCTTTAGTCCAATTGTTGGGGAGACTTTGACATGGTATGCATTTGAATAATAAGGAGGTAATAAAATGAATAGAGGAAATAGAATAATTTATAATCAAGACGGAAAGATATTACTCCAAACAGGAGAAGCAACAGGAGATATATTAGAACACGACACAATAACAGAATTAAATTTCATAGATTTAGAATTTGGAAGTATAGACTATAGTAAACAGTATATAGAGTCTATAAATCCAGTTACAAAAGAACCAGTTTTAAAAAATATAGAGATTGTTTTGACTAATGAACAAAAGAGATTAGAAGTATTAGAAAAAGAGCTAAGCATGTTAAAAGAAGAAAATAAAAATAGAGATAGTGAGATAGTAAACACTGCTTTTGAAATAGAAAATATAAAATTAAATAATAACATATAGGAGGAATTAACATGTATAATTTATTAAAACTTATGATAGAACAAAAGAACTATAGTACTAAAGAGGATTTGCAACACAAAATGGATGTATTCTATGCAGTAAATAGGATTACAGAAGAACAATATTTAGAACTAACAAGTTTATTAAAGAAAGAAGAAATACCAGCAGAACCAACAGTTTAAGAGAGGTTCTTTTTTTATTTCTAAAAATATATAAATTCATTTACATTTTGCCTACACTTCATCTACACTTTGTAGACGTTTATAGTTTTAAAATTAGGTACAATAAAACTATAAATTAAGAAAGAGGTGGATTAAATGGCAACAGTTTATGAATTTAATTATACAGGAAGTGAACAACGTGCTACATTAAAACCCGGCAAGTATAAATTAGAATGTTGGGGGGCTTGTGGTGGTAGATATAAAGCTGATGATTTTACTACTTGTGCAAAAGGTGGTTATGCAAAAGGTGAAATTATATTAAAAGAGAAAACTAATTTTCGTATTTGTGTTGGTCAGTCAGGTTATGAAAAAGTTCTATCTACTTCTTCTTTTACTAGAACTGGTTATAATGGCGGTGGTGCTGGTGGATATTCTAATTTTGCTCCTTACAAATGGTCATTTGATGGTGGTGGTTCAACTGATATAAGACTTTCTAGTGGTAATTCTTCTTGGGATGATTTAGAAGGTTTGCTTTCACGTATACTTATAGCAGGTGGTGGCGGTGGTGCTAGTGAATCTTCTGTTAGTAAACTTGGTCATGGTGGTGGCTTAAATGGTGATAACGGAATTGGTTATCAAGGTAATTTCGCAGGTGGTGGCACACAATATCAAGGTGGTATTAATAATAGTTCAGATTTTGATGGTTTATTTGGTAAAGGTGGTAGTTATAATAAACATATAGGTGGTGGTGGTGGATGGTTTGGTGGTGCAGGTTGTGTTACAACTCAAAGTGCTGCTGGTGGTGGAAGTGGTTACGCACTAACTAAAGATAGTTACAAACCACAAGGATATATTCCATCATCAGAATATTGGCTAGAAAATGTAGTTATGACCGCTGGAGGTAATACTACTAAAGCGGATGGTTATGCTAAAATAACATTACTACAAGCATTACCATTTTTGAATATATCCTCATATAATTCCACACAGGCAATATTTAAGGCTGACCACACAGACCCTACACTATTAACTAAGATAGAATATTTTATAGATGATACATTAAAAGAAACTATAACAACAGACTTAACAACAGAGAAAACAATTAACTATACATTAGAAGATAATGCTCTACACACACTTAAAATAGTTGTTACAGACAATGCCAATGCTACAGCAGAAAAAGTTGTAAGTATAAGCAAAAATATAATGCCATTAGAGGATGGTGCTAGTTTACAGGATATAGCAACTAAAGTTAGCGAAATGAAAGATGGCTTAAAAAGCGGAAAAAGAAGTATTGTAAATGTATTAACATTAAAGGATATAGATGCAAGTTTAAACAATACATTTGTTGAATTATCTGAAAAGGTAAAAGATTATTTTGATAACGCAGATTATTTTTTCCAAGAGGCTAACAAAGGAAAAGAATTAATTGCAACTACCATTGGTTCACCTGCAACAAAAGAAAATACTTATCAAGAATTATCAAGTTATATAACTGAATTTAAAAATACTATAGGTACACTGACTACTCAACTTGAAAGTGCTAACAATAAACTGACAGACCCTTATATTACAAAAGTGAATAACAGAGGTGTTCCAAGTACTTTTACAGTTGATTTTCGCATGTATTATCCATCATCATCATTTACTCGTAGAAGTACTTGTATATATGTTGATGCTACTTTTATTCACTATACTACACCAGGAGATATGAGTACAGGTGTTCATAAAAGTGTTAAATATGTTAAAACTGATACTAAAGATTTGAATGGTTATCGAATATTTTATGATGGTGATGGAACTCTCAGCTTAACTTATGAAAATAATTCTGTGAGGGTTGTTATACAAGGAGGATATACAAGTTCACCTGGAAGAAAAAAATCTGATGTTTATTCTTATAATGTTCGTATGGTGAATACTTATTGGGATTAATAAAGATATTAAAAAAGTATAGGTGTTTGTATGCCAATAGAATTAAATAAAAAGAGCTTAGATAATTCTAAGTTCTTTTTTTATGTAAAAATTAGGAGGTAGTATGGAAGAAATCAGCATAAATCTATTATGTGCAGTAGCAGGGGTTATAATATCCTACTTAGCATTTAGAAATAGCTCAAACAGAAAGATACAAGATGAAACAGAAACAACTACAAAATTAGAACAACAAACAACTTTTCTGTGTGAGAATGTAAGAGATATAAAGCATGATGTAGCGAAGTTTAATACTAGTTTCTTAGATATTAGTGAACGAGTTGCAAAAGTAGAAGCAAGTACAAAACAAGCACATCTTAGAATTGATGAAATTATAAATAGAATTGGAGGAAAATAAAAGATGGATAATTTAATAAGTTTTATACCAGAGCAGTTGCTAATTTTAGTAGCTGCTCTCTCTATTATAGGCAAAGGTTGTAAAAAATATAAGCAATTAGATAATAAATACATTCCAATTATATTACTTGTGTTGGGAATTGGATTTTCAATATGGATGCTAGGATTTAACCCTTCATCAATTTTACAAGGTATTTTATGTTGGGGAGTTGCAATAGGAGCAAATCAAGTTTATAAACAGTTGAAGGAGGAAAATAAATAATGAAAGTAGTAGTAGTACCAGGACATACACTAACAGGAAAAGGAACAGGGGCAGTTGGTTATATAGATGAAGGAAAAGAAAACAGAATTTTAACTGATTTAATTGTAAAATGGTTGAAACAAGGTGGAGCTATTGTGTATACTGGAAAAGTAGATAAATCTAATAACTATTTAGCAGAACAATGTGAAATTGCCAATAGGCAAAATGTAGACTTAGCAGTACAAATCCATTTCAACGCAAATAAAACAACTCTAAATCCTATGGGTACAGAGACAATATACAAAACTAACAATGGTAAGGTATATGCTGAAAGAGTTAACAAAAAACTATCAACAATATTTAAAAATAGAGGTGCAAAATCGGACGCAAGAGGTCTTTACTGGCTTAGTCATACAAAAGCACCAGCAATATTAATAGAAGTGTGCTTCGTAGATAGTAAAGCAGATACAGACTATTATATCAGACATAAAGACATAGTTGCTAAATTAATAGCAGAAGGTATTTTAAATAAGACAATAGATAATAAAGAGAATGGTGAGGGGAAAATCATGTACAAACATACAATCGTTTATGATGGAGAAGTTGACAAAATCCCTGCAACTGTAGTTGGTTGGGGTTATAATGATGGGAAAATACTGATATGTGATATAAAAGATTACGTACCAGGTCAGACGCAAAATCTTTATGTTGTAGGCGGTGGAGCATGTGAGAAGATAGGTTCTATTACTAAAGAGCATTACACAATGATAAAAGGTAATGATAGATTTGATACACTTTATAAGGCATTAGATTTTATTGATAGATAGATTGAGGATTGAATAAAATCCATTTACACTTTTCTTACATTTCATTTACACTTTTAATACAAATATACTATAAAAATACGATATAATTAAGACAGTTAAATTTATAATTAATATTAGTAAGAATCTTTAAAATAAATATAGCAACAGGTATATCATAACAAATAAATGACGAGAATTAGAGATAGTTAATCATGAGGATAACTGTCTCTTTTTTATTGTCGAATAAATCAGAGAGTGAAGGGATTGAATAGAATGAGAAAACTTGATAATATTAAGAAGGGCACTATAATTTTAGACATAATTCCTAATAGTGCAAATGGGAGAGATGCAATGAAAATTGAAAAAATTGAAATTAAAGGTATTGGTGGAATAAAAGAATTAAGTCTGAGGTTTAATAAAGGACTTAATATAATATGTGGTGCAAATGGTATAGGAAAGACAACTATTTTAGAAGTTATTTCACATCTTTTTTCTATACAATCTTCTGATTTAAAGAAAAATGCAAAATTTGATTTAGGAGAAGCAATAGCGGATTATTCGTTTGAAGATATAGAAGCTGTACATAAAAGTACTTATCAAATCAATGATTTCAATGCTTCTGTGAAAGAACTTATTTTTGATAATCGAGATAAAAAAAAATATAGTAAATTTGTGTTGTTTTTTAAGACACATAGAGAATTAAATTATTCAAAATTGGATGGAATAACTGGAGATGAAACATATAGTGATGATAGTACATCTTATATGGCTGATTTAGGTATAGATTCAAGTAAAATAAAAAATTGGTTTATTAATAGACTTCTTTTTTCTAAGCAAGAAGGTTCTCTTACAAAAGAACAATTATGTAATTTAGACTTAGCAATAGAAATGATTAGTATTTTAGATAAGAATGTATCATATTCTAGAATTGTATCAGATTCTTTAGATTTAATGATAAATACTCCTCAAGGAGAAATTTATATAGAATATTTATCATCAGGATATAAATCATGTTTTTATATATTATTAGGTATAATTAAGGAATTAGAATATAGATTTACTAAACCTTATATTGAAGTTAAGGATTTTGATGGTGTCATACTAATTGATGAGTTAGACTTACATCTACATCCAGAATGGCAAGTTAAAATTGTAAATGCATTAAAAGTATTGCTTCCAAAGGCACAAATTATAGCAACAACACATAGCCCTAATATGATACAAACACTATCACCAGATGAAATTATACCATTAACCATGGATGAAAATGGTAATGTGCGTAAAAAAGACTTAGAGTTAGGTGAATATGGATTGCAAGGATGGACTATTGAAGAAATATTGACAGATGTCATGGGAATGAAAACAACTTCTTCTGAGTTATATTTAGATACAATGAAAAAATTTGATAGAGCTATGGATAAAGAGAATGTAGATGAAATCAAGAAATACTATGATATCTTGATGAAAATGTTACATCCAAATAGTACACTTAGAACAATACTGAAAATACAAGTGGCAGGAATAATAGATTGATAAAAATAAATAGAACAAGAAAGCCTATTGAATTAACAGAAGAAGTTCAGAAACAATTAACAGAAGAATTTAAAAATAATAAAGAAAAAAGCGTGTGGAGGAAAAAGTATATTACAAATGCTCTACTTGAGATGTCTCATGGAAAATGTTGTTATTGTGAAATGAAATTGATAGAAGAGGGCAAATCACTGAATGTAGAGCATTTTCACCACAAAGACAAATATCCTGATGAAGTAGTGAAATGGGAAAATTTATTGCCATCTTGTGGGAGATGCAATAGTGAAAAGGGTACTCATGACACTAAATTAGAACCTATAATAAATCCTGCAATAAATAACCCAAAAGATTATTTATATTTATATAATTATAGATATAAAAGTAAAAATAGAAATAAACTTGGTAGTGATACAATTGATATATTATATTTGAATGATACAGACAAATTAATTAAACCAAGAGTAAATATTTGCATGGCTTTATTCAAAAGGTTAGAGTCTATAAAAACATTTGTTGAAGATTATCAAAATGGTACAGGAACACATACAAGAAGAAAAAATAAAATTATAAACGAAGTAAAAGGTGTATTAAGATGCGCTCAACCAACTGAAGAATATAGTGCTATTGTGGCAAATGTTATAGTAAATGATGATGATTATAAATACATAAAAGAAATAATGTCAGAATTTAACTTGTGGGATAATGAACTAGAAGAATTAGAAAGTAAAGCAAAAGAAATAATGTTAGATTCAGAATGA